AGTCGCCAGGGATCGATCCATCAATACCCGTTCCGATCTTTGCGCCAGTTACGCCATTGGTCGCAGTCGTGCGCGCGCTGCCCCCACCGCCATCAGTCCGGCACGCAAAGTCGATTTCATTCGACATTTCGTAATAGTCGACATAGCCGGCCAAGATCGTAGCGATGCCCGACGCGTATGACTGACCATTCGTCTTGTTCGTCGCGTAGCTGCTTGCAAGCGGGACGCCTTGGTCCAATACTGCCATCGTCTTGATGCCGGCAGCCTTGAACGCCTGAAAGTACGGAAGCGTGGTCGTCGCCGCAGTCGTGTTGCTCACGTTCGTGCGGACGATCTGACAGCCGAGATCCTGCATCTTTGCCACATACTGCGCCGGCGTGGGAACCCCACTCGTAGGCGCATACGTGCTGGCAATGTGCGTGTTGATACCGAAGAATCCGTCCGGCGTAGGCGTGCTAGACGCCTGCTTCGGTATCCACGCCAGCCCCGTAGTCGGATCGACCGCAGCCTCACCGACGTTGCCGAGTGCCGTCGACGGCGTACCGGTCGTGATATTCCATCCTTTGAAACTGACAGCCGAACCGTCCGCGCCATCAGTGCCTTTGATCGACACGCCATCGGGCCATACGCCACCAGCCTTCGGCCCGAACATCAATTGCGCGGCCGGGTCGTAGGCATAGTCGCCATTGTTACCCGTTCCTGCGCTTGGGATGCCTGCTGTCGTCAGAACGGTTCTGCCGTCTGCTCCCGGCGTCCCTGCGCCGCCACCACCGCCAATAATTCCTCGCAACATGTTATTGCCCCTCGCCAACCTGAATGTCTAGCGTGGCAGTGCCCGTAATGCAAATGGCACTGAATGACAAAGGCGAACCGGGGATGGTATTGGGAATCGTAAAGGTCGAATCCGTACCTGCCAGCACAGGCGTGCACGTCGTCTGCGCTGAAGGCGAAGGCAGCGTTGCCGTCTGCGTACCGGGACCGATCGACACATATGCGTGGTTCGGGCCTTCGTTGACGATTCGCACCGTGCTGCCCGTGCCAGGAAGCTTGACGGAAGCGCCGGCAGCGATCGTCACCGCATAAGAGATGGTCGCAGCCTGCGCCGTGAACGAGCCTTGATACATTTACAGCCTCCGATGATTGGATACGTGCCGCATGTGATCTTCCCAAACGTCGTTTAGCGTCTCCTGCACTTGCAGGTTCTGCCAGTCCGGTTCCCGCGCCGGAGCGACGTATTCGGCTTCACTCATGACCTGCGCACCGTATGCAAACGCATCGGAAGGGTGTGAAGCCCAGTTATGTAGCGGTTCTTTCGAGAACACGCCTGTGTCGTCATTCCACTCGTATTCCCACGCGCCTAGACCGTCTAAGCCGGCCTCGCATTGGGTACGGTTGAATGCACATTTGGTGATGACCGCGCGAGCTGCGCTGATCTGATCCAGCTTCTTTGTCTGAGGTACGACCTCGACCTTGCCGCCGCCGAATGCCTCTAGAAACCGCTCCATGCTGGTGTGCTTGCTTTGGAACGTCTTGGCCCGCGCGTCGTGCGGGAGCCAGATCTTTCCAAGCTTGGCGCCTAGATCGGTGATGCTCTGCTGTATGCGCGGAATCCAGTCCTCAGCATCCAGCCCTGAATCGCCTTCGTACTTGAGCAGATTGAATCCGCCTGGCAGACGCTGCCAATACCACCAAGACGCCGTGTCTCTGAATCCCAAGTCGCTGCTGATCTCAATCGGCGCGCCCACTGGGTCATACACAATCTCGTCGTCAATCCGGCCTTCACGCTCCGCGGCGCTGACCCACTTACCGAGGATCGAGCCGGTGATATTGCCGTAGGCGCCTTCCCAGATATGGTCGTACTCTTCCGGCCGGTCGCGCAGGTCACGTTGCCGCGCACGCTCCAGCACAGAAGGAAACTTCGGGTTGTCCCGCCAGTTCAGTTCGACGATCTTGAACAGCGGATCAGGATTGCGCCGGAAGCGCGCATCGGTCGGACTGCCCTTGCGCTTCGGGTTCCACGTCACCCAAAGCTCGCTGTCCTCTTCCCGCAGCGTCGGAATGAGCGTCGACCATGCCAGGTTGGTCACTGGCTCAGCCTCGTCTACCCAACACAGCAGAATCCGCGCTTTCGACTTCACGCTATCAATGCTGCGATCCAAGCCGGCAAACTTGAACGTCACCCGGCCATTGCGCGTCCTGATGTACTTCTCGCCTATATCGAAGAACGCTTCCAGCCATGCCTCAGACCGAATCGCCGCTTTCACTTCCTCTAGCGACGAGTCATCGAGCGAGTTCATGAACTGCCGAGCGCAAAGGACGATTCCCTCTCGCCCTTCCATCGCCCACATATAAGCGCGAACGGCTGCCATCTTGGCAAAGGATCGCGTCTTGCCTGATCCCCGTCCGCCGTATGCCCCGCGTATGTCCGCCCTGCCGCTGAAGACAGGGATTAGCTTAGGAGGAAGCGCTATCCTGACGGTCGTCACTTAGCGGCTCCAATATGACCTTCTGAACCACTGTGAGCGGATTCTGCTCGTCGCCCGCGACCTGGAGAGGAAGCATCTTCCCCCAAAGCTGATAGAACGCGGTCGGGTTCTCTCCGGCCCACAGTTTCAGGCTCTCGACGCCGCCGATTCCCTCGAATGCCTGAACGAGCGCTTCCTTTACGGCTACGGTCGACTTGTTCAGCGAGCCTTTCGGGCGCCCCTTACCGGCATTGGGGGGCGGCTTTCGGCCAGTAACTTTTCCTTCTTTACTGTCGGACATACTTAGCGGCCAGCTTTTCCGCCTGTTGCAGCAGATCGTCTAGCGAGTCGTAATGGCCGTGCTCCTGTATGTGCCGGATAGCCCAGTCTCGGGCTTCTTGCGATACAGGCAGCGTATCTCTCAGGTCTGAGTAGAAACGCGCGCGAGCGACCGTTGCGTCCATATCAGGTCCCGATGCTCGCGGCCCAAAGGTTGGCGCCCAAGCAGTAAAAGTCCGCGGTCTTGTTGACCGGGATGCTCACTGCGGTATTGACGCCAGCATTCGAGATGTTGCCGCCCGTTGCGGGGTAGACCAGCAGCGGGTTTGCGCCGAAGTTCGCGACGACGTAAATGTCACCAGCTTGGCCGCTCGTCGGGCCGGTTGCCGGCAGACGTGCGCCCGAGTTCAGTGCGACCGTCGAGAACACGGTAACGTCGCTCGGAATGGCCGTTGCGTTTGCCTGGCTGGACGTGCCGCCGCCCGTAAGACCGGTCGTTACCTTGCCTACGGTCATCTGAGCTTGCAGAGGCGGAACGCCTGCGCCCATCAGGTTGCTAAGTGTGGTCATGTGTGAATCTCCTAAGCTGCGCGCTCGGCGCTTTCAACTACATATGGTCGAAATGCCTCGCCGTCGTGCTCTGCGAGAATTTCCTCTACGTTCAACTCGTCTAGCGGTAGCCAGCCGGTGATTTCGTCACCCTGGCCGCGCCCGTCATTCCATTGGCCGAAGCGCACGAACACGCCGTCAGGCGAAACGCGAGCCGGGTCCAAGGTCACTTGGTAATACACGACGCGCGGCGCAGGATGACCTAGATCCGTCAGGAGCTTGTTGTTCGATACGTCCGTTTCTAGGCAGACGATCGCTACTTGCTTCTTGGTGATGGTTTCGATCATGGGCGCACAAATAAAAATGCCCGCGCTTGGCGGGCAAACCTGCGGGAGGAGATCGCAGGGAAGGGTTAGGGATGTCTTTCCATCAGTCAGGAACGGGGAATTCCGGTGGCGTAAAGCAAAAAGCCCAACCAGACGGGGATCGGGTTGAGCTTTTCTGTGGACGAACTTAACGTGCCACAAACGCAAGCTTAGAGATGTGTCTTCATATTGTCAATAATAAATTGAATGCAGAGTCTTAACAGCGTGTTCATGCCAAAGCTTCCTGGCGCGTCACAGGCGACTTTACGAGACCTTTAGCGAAAAGTTTCGGCCTCAGCAGTTCCTTAGCCTCAGCATAGTCCCTTTCCTGCGTTTCCGGATAGCGCGGATTGGTCCAGACCGTGCGGCCGGCGTCCATATTGCGCATTGCCGTCTGGATTGCCATGCGCTGGCGGAGCGTCAGTTCGAAGATCAGCGGTTCCACGGCTTTGGCGATTCCTTCGCGGAGCTGGTGGTCGACGATCTCGGAAAGCTCGTCGTATTCCATCCACTGGCGGCTAATGGTGAAATCGCGGCATGTAGAGTCAGCGCGGCCGTAGCCAAGCGCGGGCTGGTAGCTCTGG